AATGTAGCGGCAAGAGTACATGTATACTTGTTTGGTAATGCTATTGGAACTTAGGAGAAAATATGTCATTTTTAACAAAAATGCTTGGCTTAGATAAAATTAAAGAAGTTAACGAAGCCAAAGAACAAGAAAAGAATAAACAACTTAGTCCAAAAGAACTTGCGACTAAGAAGAAAGAACCGTGGGTAGGCGTACTACAAACACACGTTAACAAAGAAAATGTCCGAAATGGCTTTTTTGAGCTTGACTGGAATAGGCATTTCGTGTTACAATTAGTTAAAGAAGGATACGGAGTTGAGAATGATAAAGAAGAAGAAATTATTGATCGTTGGTTCCGTGAGCTTTGCGCTAATGTTGTTGTTGATGGCGACTACGGCGGTCCATTAGAAGGCATGGCAACAGGCAACATAGATATAGATAATATTAAGAGAGATAACAAATAATGACACACATTCTAGTAGATACAGCAAATACATTCTTCCGTGCAAGACATGTAATTAACGGTGATGCTGATATTAAGTTAGGTATGGCTTTCCATATTACACTTAACAGCATTAAGAAGGCATGGCAAGACTTTGATGGCACACATGTTGTATTCTGCTTAGAAGGTCGTAGTTGGCGTAAGGACCATTATGAGCCTTACAAGCGTAACAGACAAGTTGCTCGTGATGCACTTACAGAAAAACAGCAAGAAGAAGATACTGTGTTTTGGGAAGCCTTTGATACATTTAAAGACTTTGTAGCAGATAAAACTAACTGTACTGTATTACAACACAAAGAGTTAGAAGCAGATGATTTAATTGCTGGTTGGATACAACAACATCCAGATGTAGATCATGTTGTTATTTCTACAGACACAGACTTTCAACAACTAATTGCACCTAATGTAAAACTATACAATGGTGTACAAGATGTAACTTCTACACATGAAGGTTTCTTTGACAAGAAAGGCAATCCTGTAATTGATAAGAAAACTAAAGAAGCTAAGGCTGCGCCTGATCCGCAATGGTTGTTATTTGAGAAATGTATGCGTGGTGACACTAGTGACAATGTGTTTAGTGCTTATCCAGGTGTACGTAAGAAAGGCACTAAGAACAAGGTTGGTTTATTAGAAGCATTTGAGGACAAAGATCTTAAAGGCTACAACTGGAATAACTTAATGCTACAACGTTGGGTAGATCATAACGGTGAAGAACATCGAGTACTTGACGACTACGAACGTAATAGAATATTGATTGACTTAACTGCACAGCCTACAGAAGTAAGAGAAAAGATTACAGGTACTATACAGACGTCAATTGATGCAAATAAAAATATTAGTCAGGTTGGTGTAAGACTTATGAAATTCTGTAATTTATACGACTTAAAGAAAATATCAGATCAAGCACAAGCATACGCTGAACCATTGAATGCGAGGTACATAGTATGACAACTGATTTTAAAGCAAAGCCAGTTTTAGAAGATAAGTTTTGGATTGTTGAAGAACAAGGCCAAAAAATTGGTACACTAAGAAAGAACGAAGATAAGTTTGTTTTTAGTAATGAGAAAGGTGTTAAGTTTTATCATAATAAGAAAAGTATCTTAAGTGACTATGGGAAAGACTTTTTTGTTGCTAAAATTGTAAAAGAAGCAGATGATTCTGATCCTAAAGAAGTACACGGATACAGATGTAGCACTAGACCACACAACTCTATGTTTGATATACAAAAGCGTTTACCTCTTTTTACAAAGAGTAAAGACTCAAAGAGTTTATATTGTTCAGGCTATTATGTCATTAAATTCGATAAAGGCTGGGTTAAATCGTTCTGTCCTAAGCTCATTACCCTCCAACGGTATGCGTATAAAGGACCATTTAAGACTGATTTAGAGATGAAACAGGTACTATCTAATGTCAACAAATAGCCTTCCGCAGTCACTTCCTACCATTGAAAAGATACTACAACGTATTGCAGTTGCGGAGAAATCACAGCAAAAAGACATCAGAATAACTATACAAGAAGCACGTTCACTAACACTTGAACTATCTATGTTTACATCTAAACTAGGTACTGTTGTAGCGTCTATAGACGAACAATTAAAGCAGATCAAGCAGAACAGCGAGCAGGTTGAAGTGAAATTTGAAGGCGGACAGTTCTAAAAAAGGATAAATATATACGTAGTTAATTAAAAGGATTACGTATAATGAGTAGACCAAAACCAACAGTGCTTCTCGAACATGTCAATCGAGAATCATATAAGACAGAACAAATATTAGAGAGCGAAGCAATTTGGGCGGTCTTCTATAAGGGAAAGCCGTTTAACTTAAAAAGCGGAAGTATGGTATCGAGCTATCCTGGACCGAAGTATAAAAAAGTATCGTTTTCTAATCCTGGACACGCTAGAAACTTAGCAAAGAAACTAAACGCACTTTTTAATACTGAAGAGTTTGCGGTATACACACTTACTTCTGGAGCAAAAGAAGAGTAATGACACATGGATCAAAAGGACAACTATACAAAGGTATTTCTGAAAGCCGCTAATCAGCCTTTTGACACCCCAGACATAAAAGATAAGAGAACATTATGGTGGTATAACATTCGTGATGTTGGCGGGCTACGTCTAACGGACGAAGCCAAAATGCACATTGAACAAATAGCAAAAATCAAAACCTACAAAGTAGACTTTCCAAAACAATTTAAAATAACACCTAAAGTGCTTTTATGGCTTGACAATTTTATTGAATCACCGTATTATATAACTAAGAAAACAATAACTGTACTTAAAGAAAGGTCTGCTTTTGAATTATACTTGTTTAGTGGAGATATCAGTAAAATGGGATATAATAAAGCATTATCCAAAAGACTTTCTGAAGAAACTGCGGACCAAGAATAACATTCATTAACATAGCATATAATAAATATTAGTGATGATAGAACTTAATCCATTAGACGTACTACGTTCAAGAGAACTTAAGACTATGCCCCCACACTTTGCAAAGTTACAAGTGTCGGCAACAGATCGATATGACCGTAGACTTTATGAGTGGGTTAAGTCTAATACAAGTGGTAGGTACTGTATTAATACATATCCTACTGCCAAAGAAAATACTTTTAAGACTGCTACATTTGTAGGCTTTGAAGAAGAGAAAGAACTAACATATTTTATGTTAGCTTGTCCATACTTAAGGAGAAACTAGAATGGCTGAAGAAAATAAGACGCCGGAAACGGTAACAGAAGCAGCGCCACAAAGTGGTCCTGTTCCTACACCAGGTGTAGATCAAAATGCACCTGCACCAGAAGCTGGGGAACCAGCAGCACCAGATCTTAACATTAGCGACCTTAATGCAGTAAAAAGCATTATCGAAGTTGCTACACAAAGAGGTGCATTTAAGGCAACTGAACTAGAAGCAGTTGGCAAAGCATTTAACAAACTAACAGCATTTTTAGATCATGTTGTTAAACAACAACAGGCTGCTGCACCAGGAGCACCTGAAGGAGGACAGCAATAATGGCTAAAGAAATGAAGCACGTTGGTAAAATGACCAACACTGGCGATGCTGTAGCTGTAGTATTCAGAACTGTGCCAGGTGAATCAAATCAGGCATTAGTACTACAAACTGCAACATTACCTGATATCTATCATGACAGTTTAATGAAACTAATCGAAACAGATCAAGCTCAAGAAGCATATGAACTTGGTGAGTTTATGTTTAGAAATTCTTTTCCAGACGGAAGACCAATGTTACAATCAATGCAGGCTGATAATAGACTTATTAAAGTTGACACATCAAACGTAACTATGACACCTACATCTTCATCAGTAATTCAATTAAGTGAACTTAACGCTTTAATTGCTGAACAGAAGGGTGTTAGCATTGACGAGCTACACAAGTTTGTAAGTGGCGCACCAGAAGAAACTGCTGCGAATCCAGGTGCAGAAGCACCAGCACAGCCTGTTACTGAAGCAGTTGCACCACAAGACAACGGTGTGTTAAGTGACGAAGATCTTGCTAAGTCTTATCGCTCACAAGCAGATAGATTAAGTAAAGAAGCAGCACAACTAAGACGCCAAGCTGAAGAACTTGTTCCTACGAAGAAGACTTCTAAAGCAAAAGTGTCAGAGAGTGCCTAGTAAGCATTATTTTAAACCACCAAAACATCTGGTTAAAGAATGGCCGGAGGTTTTTGACGACCTCTACATGAATACTATGCCTGTTGCATATTTAGATGCAATGATTTTAGAATTTAGTGACGGTAGAGTTTGGGAGATTGATGTTAAGGAACATCTTCAGGCAGATGATCCAGATAGTGTAGCAAAAAAAATGTTACAGACTATGAATGAATATAAAGATACTATTAAGAAAGTAGACTTTAAAATCAATGTTGATCTTCTAAAGAAAGAAATAAAAGATCGAACAGATCAGATATTGTAGTTTCTCACACTTAGGGAGTTAGTAGAAATACTAACTCTCTTTTTTTATCTTGTATTTCCGTAATGAATAACTTCGTGTTTATCTGAAGTGTAAGAACGCCAAGGATCAACTACAACGGAGTCGTCTGATAGTTCTACATAAAGCTCTGGATGAGATAAAAGAACACATGCTCTAAAAGGTCCTGGATCAGAACCATATACTAACGGATCAACTTGCATAGGATTAAAGCCGTACTCTGTACAATACTGTGCAACTAGTAAAGCATAACTTCCATCGATATAAGGCACGCCTGGTTTGTAAGCAATACCGTTAATAAGAATAGGAAGTTCTTTTTCTTTTGCAATATCACAAAGTTTCTGTGCAACATTTTGCGCCTGCACTTCTCTAGCATTCATTACTGCATCAAAAATATCATAACCAAGATCTAGTTTCTTTGCCATATACCTAAGTGCAATATTATCTCTTGGGTGACAACTGCCGCCATCTCCCATTCCTGCTTTCATGTAACTTGGTCCCATTATACGTTGTGTACTTTCTGCAAGTGCTGTAGTAACTACATCAACGTTTATATTACCTTGCTTTTCAGCAACGTCTTGTATCATATTTACAAGTCCAATCTTTGTACTAATAAATGTATTATAGAATACTTTGATACATTCGCATTCGTCCCAAGTACCAATTACATATCTTGGATCATTCTCCATGCATGTATCATAAAAATCTCTAAGCTCTTTAGCATCGCCGGTTTCAGTACCATCTTCTGTACCAATCATAACCATTTCAGGATTGACCATGTCCCAAGCAACTGTACCCATAGCAATTAAATAAGGATTATAAACAAAACGTGTGTTAGTTATTAAAGGTACAAACTCACGTCTTACTGTTCCAGGTAAAACTGTACTAATAAGAACAAGCATTTGTTTTTTATTCATATACTTGTTTGCTTCTTGTAAACAATCAATAACAATATCGTATTGAAAGTCTTTAGGCTCTAAATGTGCTGTAGGTGCTTTGCCGTCATAGTTTGGATCATGTGGAGTAGGCACTGCAACAAATACAATATCTGCTTCTGATGCTACGTCTTTAATAGTATCTTCTACAATAACATAGTCGCTATTCAATGATTTATCTACATCATATCCTAATACAGCATGTCCTTTTTTAGCAATTTCTTCTGCGCAGGGCATACCCAATTTGCCAAGTCCAATAAATCCAATTTTCATCAATCTGTCCTTTTCGAATAGTTATTACTATTTACAATTCAACCTTAAAACGCTGTTTAAGCCTGGCTTTTTACGCTGATACACAAGTAATGCTTATGTGTGTTAACCACGCTGTATGACGCTTAAAATGCGTTTTAGACGCCTAATTCATAGGCTTTATTAAGTAGTTTCTCCCTTTTAAAACCCTATAATTATATTGTGCAATCTCACGTACTTTGGCATGCCAATTTCTAAACTCTGATCCTTTTAAATTACACAATCTTTCAATTTCATTTACAATTGCTATTGCCCTATCTCCGTGGTCTTCAATTTTATCGTAATCTTCATTTATGTAAGGATGATAAGTTCTGTACCCTAATTCTTTAAGATACTGTAATGTGTTTGGAGAACCTATCAAAACAAATGGGTGTCCCATTGCAATACATTTAAATATTTTTTCACTTAGAAACGGAACATTTTCGTAGAATGTTGTTTCGCTAATTACACTAAAATATGT